GGATCGATAGAAACCAATTAATTGGTCAAATCTATCTACAACCAACTAAGACTGCTGAATTTATTTACCTAGACTTCAACATCTTACCAACTGGAGCTACTTTCCCAGCATAAGAGTTGTAATTAACGATATTTATAATAAAATAAACAATATAGCAAAATGGCAGTATTAGACCCAAACGAAATATTTTTCACAGCGTTTGAACCCAAACAGGCGAACCGCTTCATCATGTATATTGATGGTATCCCCGCTTACGAAGTTAAGGGTGTGGGAGCTATAAACTTAACTCAAGGTAGTGTAGCTTTAAACCACATTAACGTTCAACGCTTTGTTAAAGGTAAAACCACTTGGGGTACCATCCAGTTCACATTATTCGATCCTATCACCCCATCTGGTGCTCAGGCAGTAATGGAGTGGGTACGTTTACACCACGAATCAGTAACAGGTAGAGATGGTTATTCCGATTTCTACAAGAAAGACTTAACTTTCGATGTATTAGGTCCAGTAGGCGATATCGTTTCTGAATGGGTAATCAAAGGTGCTCTTATTACCGACGCTAGTTTTGGTGAGTATTCATGGGATACTGTTGACCAAGCAATTGAAATTACAATGACTGTACAACCAGATTACTGTGTATTGAACTTCTAATAGAAATTTACATAAAATTAAATTTGAGCTTGGCTTTGCCAAGCTCTTTTTTTATCTTATCACATCTATAAGGGATAGGTTCTTTGACATCTAATAACTAAAACAAAACTATGGAAATTACATCATTTATTTTAGGTGTAGCTGCGGTCATTACTATACTAATGGTTGTGGTTACGTTTATGAACTTTATGGAAATTAAAAATCTCCACAAACAAATCGATATTCTTCAAAGTATTGATGAATCGATTATACGTAATAACGATGCTCTTGAAAGTAGAAGCATAAATTACACAGATCAATTAAATAATAACACTCAACGAGAATTAGAAAATCTCTATCGTCACATTGATAGTAGAGTAGATAAACTTGAAGAGAAAACCAAAAAAGAGTTTCAATCTCTTACTCACACTAAATCTTATTAATTAACCCGTCAAAGAACCTTCCTTTATAATATTTATAAACATATTAGTTATAACAAATAATTTATGACAGAATTTAAATTACCAACCGAAATGGTTGAACTACCTTCAAAGGGTTTATTATACCCTGAAGATCATCCTTTAGCAGAAGGAAAAATAGAAATAAAATACATGACTGCTAAAGAAGAAGATATTCTTACTAACCAAAATTACATTAAGCAAGGAATTGTAATTGACAAATTACTTCAATCACTTATCATTACTAAATTTAATTATAATGATTTATTGATTGGAGATAAAGATGCTATTATGATGGCTGCTCGTATTTTAGGTTATGGTAAAGATTATAAATTTTATTATTTAGGAGAAGATATTACAGTAGATTTAACTACTCTTAAAGAAAAATCTTTAGATGAATCTAAAATTCTAGAAAAAGGTAAAAACGAATTCAAATATGAATTACCTCACACAGGTAACGTAATTACATTTAAACTTTTAACTAATAAAGACGATAAAGATATTGATGCTGAATTAGAAGGTTTAAAGAAAATTAATAAAAATGATAATCCTGAACTTACTACACGTTTAAAACATATGATCCTTTCAATAAATGGGGATTATGATGCAAAAACCATTAGAAGTTTTGTAGATACCGCATTTTTAGCTAGAGATTCTAAGGCATTTAGAGAATACTATAATGAAATATCCCCAGGTGTCGAAACTAAAATTAAATATGAATTTATAGAAGGCGTAGAGGAGGACGTCAATATACAATTCGGAACTACGTTTTTTTGGCCTGACGCCTAATTACCGTGGACATATTTTTAGTGAAATTCACGAAATAGTATTTCATGGACAAGGGGGGTATGATTGGAACACAGTTTACAATATGCCTATTTGGTTACGTAAGTTTACTTTTAATAAAATAAAGTCGCATTACGATAAAGTAAACAACCAGGAAAATCAGGACACTGTTAAAAAATCAGTTGCTGCTATGAAATCTGTAGGAGCAACTAAAGATAAACAACCTGTAAAAACAATATCCCCACCAACATATGTTACGAAGGCATCAAAAAAATGATGCCTTCTAATATTTATAATATATGGCTAAACAAAATTCTAACCAACCACCTGACTTTTCTGTTATAGAAAAGAAAATCAAAGAACTTGATGCTAAAATACAAGCATTAGGTGGGGAAGGTTTTCCTAATATAGATAAAGCTCTTAAAAATATGAATGGCGATGTAGGACAAGCTACTCGTCTTATGGAACTTTTATCTAGTGAAGCCTCAGACTTAGAAAATGTTTTTGAAAATATTTCAACAACTTTAAAAAATGTAGTTTTAGATTTAAATGGTGGTACTAAAGCTGCTACTTTAATGAATCGAAGTTTTAATAAATTAGAACGAATAGCTGATAAGTTAGTTGATCATAGAAAAGATGAAAATATATTAACTATAAGACAATTAAAAGAGTTAGAAAAACAATCTAAAATAGAAGTTGAAAATTTAGAATTTGCTCGTGATAGAGCTTTAGCAGAAAACATATTTTTAAAAAAAAAAGAAATATCTGTTGGACTAGGTAAAGCTGAACAAAACCAGGCTTTAGAAGAAAAAGAATCATATTTAAAAAAAATAAATAGATATTCTGAACTAGAAGTTAAAAGAGAAAGAGAAATTCAAAAGACTCTTGGTTTAACAGGTCAAGCTTTTAAAGGTATAGCAAGTACTTTAGAAAAAATAGGGGTTGAAAGTGAAGCTATTGAAGATATAAACTTAGCAATGCGTAAAGCAGCTAAAACTGGAGATGGTCTTAAAGTAATACTTGAAGGTATTAAAGGTTCAGCTTTGGCGGCTTATGATACTTTAACCACTGACCCAGCCGCCCAATTAGCATTTTTAGTTAAAACATTCAAAACTTTATATGATTTAGGAGCTAATTTTAGTAAAGACACAGCTAATATAGCTCGAGAATTAGGAATGTCTAATAAAGAAGCTGCGGTTCTTAATAAAGAATTTTACAGTTTACAACAAAATAGTAATGATGCTTTTGGTAATCAAAAGAATTTTTTACAATCTACCTTAGAATTAAACGAAGCATTAGGAACCTCAGCAACTTTTTCAGCAGAAGTTTTAGCAACCCAAGCACGTATATCTCAAGTTACAGGATTGACAGCAGAAGAATCAGCTGAAATATATAAATTTTCTTTGTTAACAGGTGAAACACAAGAAGAAATTTATGATTCTGTTGGGGGTATTAGAAAAGGTAATTTAAATAATAAAAAAGTTCTTCAAGAAGTACTTAAAACTAGCGGTCAATTAGCAGCTCAGTATAAAAATAATCCTATATTACTAGGAAAAGCAGTTGTTCAAGCTCAAAAACTAGGTTTAACTTTAGAACAAACTAAAAATATATCTAAAAATCTTCTTAATTTTGAAGACTCAATCTCAGCCGAACTAGAAGCCGAATTATTAACTGGACAAGATCTTAATTTAGAAAGAGCTAGATATTTATCTTTAATGGGTGATTCAGCAGGTGCTGCTGAGGAATTAATGAAAAACTTAGGACCTAATGGTTTAGCTAAGTTTCAAAAGATGAATGTTATCCAACAAGAAGCTTATGCTAGGGCATTAGGTATGGGTGTGGATGAATTAGCAGATTCTTTAGTAAAACAAAAACAACTTGAATCATTAGATAAAGGACAAGCTAAACTTTTAAAAGAAAGAATTCAAAAATTAAAAGATGCGGGTGAAACTGAAAAAGCTGCTGAGTTAGAAAAACAAGCTTTAGCAGGTAAAAATGTAGAATTAGCAGAACAACAACTAGATGCCCAAGCTAAAATAGCTCAAGCCACAGAAACCTTCAAATCAGCTATGCAGGCTGTTGTAGCAGGTCCTTTAGGATTTTTAGCTGATAAAGTTGCTAGTATCATGGAGATGATAAATAAATCTCCATTTGCTAAAGCAGTTTTAGGAGGGATAGGTGCTATAGGAGCTATAGCTGCATCTGCAGCATCAGTATATTTAATAGGTAAAACTTTAATCACTTCATTAACAAACGCCTATAAAGGCAAACCCTCAGGAAGACCAGACGAACCAATTAGTGTAACAATGGCAGGTGGAACCCCAGGAATGGGTGGTGGTGGAGATACTTCTACTGGTGGTGGTGGTACCTTTGGAAAAGGAACTTTTGGAAGATTAGGCTCTAAAGGAGGTAGAGATGTTTTACGAAGAGCAGGTAAAGGAAGTTTAGTAAAAGGAGTTGGTAAAGGAATTATGGGGGCTGGTAAAGGTCTCTTAAAAGGTGGGGGTAAAGGTCTCTTAAAAGCCGGAGCTAAAAAAATACCTTACTTAGGTGCTTTACTAGGGGCGGGTATGGAATTTGCTGATGGGGGATTTAATTTAGAATCAGTTT